GCCTACATCTTCATTACCAGCTGTACCTGTAGTATACTCACTATCCAAGCGATCAAATTTTATCTGCTTGTTATTGTATACATCGGTATGAGGTTTGATGGCTTCCGGGCAATGATGCTGAAATCTGTCAACCATTGCAAAGAGTTTGTTGGTGGTTTGATATTCATGAGAAAGAATAAAAACTGCCTTGCCTCTATTCCTTGTACTGAGATGATACCCTCGTGCAGCAGCATAGGTACTCATGCCTTGCTGCCTACCTTTAAGTATTATGATTCTAACCCTACCTTTTTCTTTCTTCTGTTTCTCTATTCTAAAATGAAGATACTCTTGTGCCCTATTAAAAATAAAAGGTTGTATCTGTCCTGATTCTTTATTTTTAATTTTTAATACTACTTTAGAAAAGAAAGGAAGATTAGTTTGTAAAAGTTCATGAACTTTCTCTGGACTTGTCATTTATTATAGGTTTAATTTCTTCCCTAAGATTATTAAAAGCATCTGCTTCTTTTTTGTACCCTCTGTATTTTAACCATGCTCCACCACTAGTAGCAGCAAGAACTAAAGGTACACACCCACTTGTAGTTATTAAAATTAATGCACAACAAAATAATTTAACCATCGTCATCCTCCTCTTCTGATTCACCCTTAACAAATTCATAAACATTAGGATCGTATCCTAATAACATATAATCATTTTTGTATGCTCTTATTGCCTTATTAATAAATGCTCGTATAGGATGTATAACATGAGTTTCATTAGGCATAGCTTCACCCCGATACTCAATTCTCATGTCTATTTCTATTCTATAATATCTAAGATTATCATCTTTTTTTTGTTCAATATCTGCCATTATACAATAACTCTTATATTCATCAAATGTGGATTAAATTGTATTTTTGGTGTTCCTATTTCACAATTATTGTAACCAGCAACTTCTCCATATCCATTAGCTCCTTGTGTATATGTTTTTAACCACGATCCACACATCACCCCTCGTTTCTTCTTTGTTATTAATCTTCCATATCTATTAAACCCACTCGTTGAATATGGAATAGCTGGCATACTATGCCCATGCCCAATAATAACAACATCCACATCCCACTCCTTCAAGTATTGTTCGATTCTGTTTGCCTTGCCTCCCGGTGTTCTCCCGGCAATAGTAGAATGAGTAACAAACACATCAAACGAAACTTTCCAAGGATGCCTACTCTTTTCATTTCTGTTAATAAAAGAAAGTCGAACAACACCAGCATCATAAAGCCTCTTCACCGTAGGGTTCTTATACTTATCCGGGTTCATGATGGCTGTTTCAGATTGCCCTTTTACAGTATCATTAATATTAATATCGTTAAGATGAAGCCACATTTCGTAAGAAACATCTCTTTCGTAATGTTTAAATATGCTTCGTTCATGATTACCATCTATGATCCCGACAATTTTTTTCCTAATAGGATAGTATCGCCTATTAGTAGTCATTATTTGTTCGGTAATTATGTTATCAATACTGCCCTGTTTGTATCTTCTTGCTAGTGCCCTTGTATTCCAACGACCATCACCCTTTGGAATAAACTCTGCTTGATCACCCATCAGAACAGCATAAGCGTGATCATCATCTCTTATTTCATCTATCTTTTTCTGAAATGCATCCGTATCACTCCCAGCACTACCCTCATGAACATCCCCTAAACCATACAATGTAAACCATTCATCTATTCTTCGTTTGCATGGAATTGTTATCTGATTAAATTCCATAACAAGCTACGCTAGTAGCTGTTATCCTTCAATAGTAACTTCGGCATTTGCTTCCTCCATTTCTTTTATATAATCATCTGCTAGTTGTTCTTTTCTTTCTAAAAACTGATCATAGGTTTCTGATATTGTATGCTTCTCAATTTGTTGTTTGGGTTTGCCAAGAACCCTATCCTGAATATCCTTAATTGCCCATGTATCTCCCCTCGCTGCTTTCCGGGCAAGGCGTATGTTCATAACCTCCGCATTTGTCAACCCTTCAAATTCTGCATCTCTCTCAAGAAAGACTTCTTTAGGTGTTCGTAAATACGGAAGCGATAAAGCAGCTAAAGGAAGATCTATAAGATTTTCCTTCTCCAACATCTGCCGGAGTTCTACTCGTGGTACTCCATTCTCCCACACTACAAAAGATTCATAACTTTTTTGTAAGTCGTTCATCTTAAAATTTCCATTAATATTTTACTGCCCACAAGCATAAGAATTATTACAACTGGTATATAAATATACATTTCCCAATCTTTTATCATTTCTTTCTCGATACGAAAGTATAAGATCTAACCCCGGAATACATTGTTCTTCTTTTTATCCAGCTAACTCCTAGACTCTCCATTGCCTCTAGAAATATTTTATCTGCCTCTTTTCTAGGAATAATCTTGTACTCACATAACCAATCATGAAGAACAGCAGCCTTTCCATGTCTCCCTATGCGTGGGATTAACCACCTGAGTCCACGAGGTATAGAAGCAAAATCGGTTTTAACCCCGACAGGCACATGAAAAGGTTCACCATCCTTCGCTATGTATTCAAGTGGTGCTGCCAATAAAAACCACTTCCCATCAATAGGTGCATTCATAAAAATTAACACCAGTTGTGATCTAAATCCCCAATCACTTGCGTTCATGACATTTATTGAAATTTCTTAAAAAATAATTGTTCCAATACTTCCCTTATTGCCTGAAGCTCTATTTTAATTAATGAAAGCTCAAGCTCTGCTTGTGCTAACCTTATTCTTAAAGAAACATTATCTTCATACTTATAAGTATAAACATATTTCTCTTCCGGGAGTTTCTTCGCTTCCCCCTTATCGGATGCTTCTGCAAAACTACACCCAAATAAAACCAAGAATATTAAATACTTTTTCATGCCATAAGTTCAGATAAGGCATCTTTCTTTGTTTCAGCTTTTGTTGCTACTACTTCCTTTGTAAAAGGAACTCTAACCTTATTAACCTTTTCTTCCTCTGGATCTGCTTTCCAAGATGATCCTGTTTCTTTTACCATATCTTGTTCTTCTGTTTCCTCTTCAGGCTTTGGAAATAGATCTGGATTAAGTGCCCGCAACCCACTTAATATCTTCCAATCCTTCCTCTTAGCATCCTGTACCTTTATAAAGTTATCAGGATCAGCCTCTGCCATCTGCACCGCTTCCCTGAGTTCCATAAGCGTTTCAAAGATTTCTGGTTCTACTGGTAACTCGTTTTCCTGTATGTAACTTAAAATAGTTGTCCTGTTCATCTGCCATAGAACTGCTTTCTGCTGAGCAACATCTCCAAATGCTACAACATTCATGATCTGGTGGGTTCTATAACTAACATAATCAGGATACTTCTTCTTTAACACTACATCCAAAATCTTATTCTTAATAACGGAGAGTGCTGAATCCATAGTCGGCATATTAATATCGAATTTGTAAGACTTCAGATTCAGCCTTTTCTCCCCCTCTCTAACAAAATACTGTCCGGCTACTGTAATTCTATATCCACTCTCTACACTCATCCCTACCTCCTTAAAAAATTAAAATTTTTTATTTGTTGTTTTCATGCCTAAAAACAATACACATTTTAAACAATAAGTCAAGTAGTTTTATGTATGCTAGTGGGTTCTAAAAATTTTATAAATTTTTATTCTAGTAAAGTATATATTCATATAATTGGAAAGGGCTTTTAAGGTTTGTGGTTTTTATGGTTGTACACACTAAGAGCTATGGATGCTTTTTTATAAAAGAAGGTTGTCGGCCAGCTGGGATGCCAGCCCCTTTAAAAACAGGGGGGTAGGGGCTTAAGTTTTGTGTTAATGAAAGTCATAGACTATACTGTTTATAAGATGCTTCATATGTTCAATCTAATTGTACAACACATGTCGCATCTTAGATACATTGCGATTGAACACACAACAATCGCTATCATTCATTCATAAGCTAAACACCTTGTCTATCTTTCTAACCTTTTTAACTTTTTAAGTTAAAAAGCTAAAAGTGAGAGGTGCTAAAAGTTAAGTACTTATGTATCAATAGCTTACCAAGAATGATATATCATTTTGCCCTCACCTATCATTTACCTCTCACTTTGTAACTCTATTAGCCTCATAAGTTTAGATGCTATAATGAGAGGTAATCACGCTAAAAAGCTCTATACTTCTGTAAATGAAATATATTTGTGTGTTCTGTATTATCAATTCACAGATTATAACCTTATAAACATATAATACTTTTTTTTCATTTCACAATAATTTAATACCTTTTTACCTATTAACCTATCATTCTAGTCATAAAACCTTTCATTAGTTTAATTTAATGAATGAGCGGTAAATGAGCGGTCAACCGATAATGATATATCATTCTGAGCGTTTTAACTTAAAAACCTTAAAAACTAACCAACACCCCCTTACACATTTGCCCCTAAATATAACAACATTTAACAACGGTTTAACCTTTTTAACTTAAAAACAACAAAACATAAGGATAAATAAAGTTAAAACAAGTAAATTTTAACTTTTTTTAGTTAAAAACTCTTCAACTACAAAGCACATGGAAATGCTCGTTCCCTCGCACTTTGGTTTTAGTTAATGAACATCTCCAGTTGAGCAGAAATCACGCCAATCGCAAAAGCCTCTTGTCATGTTTCTGCTTGTTGTCCGGCTGGATTTATTTTGGTGCTATAACGGCAAACTCATCTATAGAAACCCTTTCGTTATTAATCCTTTGCCTTTTTGGACAAAATAAATCCACCTTCGTTATTATTATTATAGTCTTGCTTTTTCCAATTTCTAAGCCTTCCCTTTTTCTCACTTTTCATCTCACAACCATCTCCTTTTTAAAAAATTAAAGTCCAGCTAAAGCCAAAACTTTAATTTTTTAAAAAGGAGATAGAGATGAAAAGAGAGAAAAAGGAAAAGAAATTGGAAAAAGTAGCCTATAATAATCATTCTATTTTATATTGGGTTTTTACTAGTTATGCTTGTGGTGGTTTGGTTGTGAATAATTCTGGAACTATTATTGAATCTGCACCAATATTTAAATGGACTGTTGGTAAGCAGATTCATTCAGTTCTTAAATCTTTTGATTCTTTTGAAATTGTTTCGGATAAGGAGGTTATTGTGGAAACTAAAGTTGTTAATTTAAAGAATTATAGAAAATTATATGATGTGTATATTGGTAGAGGTAGTATTTGGGGTAATCCATTTATTATTGGTAAAGATGGTGATAGAAGTGAAGTTATTGAGAAGTATAGAATACATGCTATGAAGTTTACAAAACAACAATTATTAAGTTTAAAAGGTAAAACATTAGGTTGTTATTGTAAACCACTAGCATGTCATGGTGATATTTTGGTTAATTTAATTGAAAGGAGTGGAATATGAAGTATGTAAAAGTTTTAAAAGATTCTAATACTGGTACTATTCTGTATAAATCTGATAAACATTTTATGGTTAGTAATTCTACTTTCCATGAATCTAAAATGTTCTCTGATAAGAAAGAAGCTCTCAAACATTTTAGATTAACAATTAATAACACTTGGAAACAATGGAAAGAATGGAAAGCACAGAAAGATGTTAAAGATTCTCAACCTTCTATTCCTAATCATAAACTTACTTATACTCTTGAATCTCGTACGGATAATGAAGAACTTGCTCGATTTATAGCCTTAGATAAGAAAGCATATGCTAATGATGTTAATTATGAGTTTACATTACAACCTGAAGATAGGTGTAATGTCAATAAATTTGATGCTATGCTTAAACAGAGAATCCATTATGGAGACCAAGGGCATTTCGGTTGTATTAAGCGTGGCTATAAATCTCCAGAAAGCAAAGCTCATTTTATTACGGAATTGGATAAACTTATTGAAAAAGGAGAATACAAATGAGGACAATTATAGCTGGTTCAAGAAATATAAATAATTATACAACTGTTAGGTGTGCTATTGAAAATTCTGGTTTCACACCAACAGTTGTAATATCTGGTGGTGCTCGTGGTGTTGATAAATTTGGTGAAATGTACGCTAAATCCAGAGGTATTAAGTTAGAAATATATCCAGCTAATTGGAATAAGTTTGGTAAGAGTGCTGGATATAAAAGAAATTATCAGATGGCACAACTTTCTGATGCTCTAATAGCTATATGGGATGGTAAATCTAAAGGTACGGCACACATGATAAACCTAGCTAAATCTAAAAATCTTAAAATACATGTTTACCATGTGTATTAACAAAAAAGAAAAAATTAAAAACTGCCTAAAGGCGTAGTTTTTAATTTTTATCTTTTTTATTATATCATTTATTTCTGAAAGGAGGTTTTTTATGGGTTGTTAAGTTTTATTATTTTATTAACTTTTTTTATTTTAATTCTTGTTATGAAAGGAAGTATAGTTATGGGAAATTTGAATAGAGTTTTTCTAATGGGCAATATGACTCGTGAACCAGAATTAAAACAACTACCAGAAAAAGATACAGCGGTAGTTAACTTCGGTCTTGCCATGAACAGAACATGGTTAAGTGAAGATGGTGAACAAAAATCTGAAGTATGTTTCGTTGAAGTCGGAATGTTCGGCAAACGAGCAGAAACGATTTTTGCATACTTTTCTAAGGGTTCACCAATTTTCATTGAAGGTAGACTTCAACTCAACCAATGGATTTCACCTGAAGGACAGAAACGCAGTATGTTGAGAGTTGTTGCTACAGATTTCCAATTTGTCGGCAGAAAGAAAGAAGAAGAAACTGCTGATGAACCAACAAATGTTGTAGATACTGAAAAGACACTTGATGATACAGCAGAGTTACCTACAACTGCCAAAGAAGTTGCAATCACTCAATAGTATTTTTGGGAAAGAGAGTATCTGGTGTTCATAATGAAGGATAAAAAGATTGTACCAGCCCTTCTACTCTCTTTCCTATTTATTTATTCATTCGGAGGATTTACAAATGAGTTTAATTAAATATTGCATTTGTTGTAATACACCATTGTTACATGATGAACAGCTTATATTATTTGGTGAAACAATATGTAAATCTTGTCTTGCTGATGAAGAAAGAGAAATGGCAAGACAAGAAGAATTACTTAAAAACATAGATGACAGTATTGACCTTGACAAAGAGGCTAACCAAGTTTTTTAACCTTCACATAGGAGGGCAAAATGGGTATGAAAGAGTTATTTGAAGAACTACTGATTATTTTATATGGATTAAGTTTATGTGTACTGACTATTATTGTAGTATACACAATAATAATCAAGTTTAATACATAGCCTTAATTTTTTAACCTTTACATAGGAGGGCATAATGAGTATTGAAAATGAAATAATTGATTTAATTAATTCAGAAATTGACAGAAAATATTATCTTGAAAAAGAAGATATTGAAGATTTGATTGCAGAGTCAGAGGTTGCAATCGAAAAAACTATTGACATACATCGAGATTACATCGAAAATGAAAAATCTATTTTATCAGATAGAATAATAGAATCAGATGATAAATTAAAAAGAGAACTTAAAATTTTAAATAATTGGATTAAAGATTTGCAAGTTATCCGAGGGCTACGATGGTTTGAGGCAATAGGTATTGTTGCCATTGTCCATGTATTTTATTTTGCCCTCAATACATGGATATTATAACCAAATTGGGATACAGGGGGAAACTCCTGTATCTCAAAAATTTTTTTCAAAAATGGAGA